CAAGATGTTTCCTCCATGAGCTTGACCACATGAACGGAATAGTGTATACTTCAAGAGCTAAACCGTTAGCATTAAAATCCGGTATGAAGAAAGTTGAAAAGTTTTACCGTAAATATTTTAATCCTAAAGCAATGAAAATGATACAAAGCAATATTGACAATGGCAACCAAAAAACAACTACCTAATGTTGATGAGCAATGGCGACTTTGGCAAATCGAAAATGAACCAGAACGTTTTGAGCATATTGATACAGAACAACTCAAAGCAGATTTGATTGCCGATTTGACCGTCAAATCGCAAATGGACGTTCGTGAGTATACCTTGTACCAGAAATGGTGCGAGGTTCACGAAAAGTTTCCTACTCGTGAATTGACCACATTATACGGCCAAGACGTTCAGTTGATTAACCAAGAACATGAAGGTGTGATTGCTGATATCAAATCTAACATTTGGATGCCAGAATCACCTGACGATTATGCCAATCTGAAACCTAAAATGATTCTGTCTAATGGTCCATTGGCAGAGCGTTGGAATACTTTGCGTACATTCTCATCTACAATGAAGAATAATTCCAACATTGGACGCAACCTATTCTACACCGTGATTGATGAAATCACAGGTAAGTATCTTGGTGTCATCTGTATCTCATCAGACTTCCTGGACTTGACTCCTCGTGACAAGTTTATTGGTTGGCCTAAAGATATCAAGACTACCGGTAACATGATTAATCATACTGCAATCGGTTCTACGATTGTTCCACTACAACCACTCGGTTTCAATTATATGGGTGGTAAATTATTGGCACTATTGTGCCTATCTGATACAGTTCAAGAGGATTGGAAAAGACAATATGGTGACACTCTTGTTGGCGTTACAACTACTTCATTATATGGCAATACAAAGTCCAATGGGTTATCACAGTATGATGGACTCGAATACTGGACTAAAATGGGATTCAGTTCTGGCTCAGTTGCTTTTGACCCTAGCCGTAATTTACTCAACACAATATACAATTGGGTAAAAGAGAATCATACCAAACATTACTTTGAATGGTGGGAAGCCAAGAAACCTAATGGTCTACCATACAAACGTGACCATAAAAACCGCACACTTCACTTTGCATATGGTAAGTTGAAGATACCAAAAGAATTGGTAAAGTGTGCTCATCAGCGAGGAATCTATTTTTCGCCACTATATAATAATACATGTGAATATCTCCGTAAAGAGATTACAGACGACCAACTGGTTAAATCTTTTGATACCAGTGTGGAATCTTTGACAAACATTTGGAAAACCAAATATGCCAAAGGTCGTATTTCCATGTTGAAGAAAAAGAATACCGTTTCTTATGAATCGTTGTTCTATGATGACTTGATTTTCCTGTCATGGGAAGAAACCAAGGCTAAATACTTGCCTCAAGTTGGTAGATAATATAAAGTTTACCAATAAAAGTATTGACATGAGTTTAACTTTCTGATACAATATGTATTACTTGTTAAACAAGTTTCTTTTGTTATTTTTTATTATTAGGAGTTCTTAAATGACTAAATTCACATCTGCTAAAACCAAAATCTTGAACTATTTGAACAAGACTTCTGGTTACAATACATTGACCGTTGCACAAGCTCGTGCTCGTTTTGGTATCACAAACGTCAGCGCACGTATTGATGAGTTGCGCCAAGAAGGTCATGTAATTTACACCAACACCAAGACTCGTGGTGATGGTTCTAAAGTTGCTTCTTACCGCATGGGTAAACCAACTAAAGCAATGGTTAAAACTGCATTGCAATCTGGTTACAGCCTAACTGCTTAATCTCGTTTGTCTAGGGAGTACACCGCATAGGTGTATCTCCCTTTTTTTGTTTCTGGAGAGAAAATGGAAATTTCAATTAAAAAAGAACAATTACAACAATATAAACTATTTGTTGCCACACCAATGTACGGTGGTATGAACCACGGTCTGTATGCTAAAGCCTGTTTAGATTTGCAAGCCATTTGTATGCAATACGGCATTCAAGTTAAATTTTCATTTCTTTTCAATGAATCTTTAATTACCCGTGCTCGTAACTACTTGGTTGATGAGTTCATTCACCGTTCTGACTGTACACATTTGTTGTTCTTGGACTCAGACATTCACTTTGATCCTCGTGATGTTATCGCTTTGTTAGCACTAGACAAAGATGTTATTGGTGGTCCTTACCCTAAGAAAGCCATCAAATGGAAATCTGTCAAGAAAGCCATCGAAAAGAATCCAAACATTGATCCTAACGAATTGGCCAATGTTACTGGTGATTATGTTTTCAACCCAGTTCAAGGTACATCACAATTCAATATTACTGAACCTCTTTCAGTTTTGGAAATTGGTACTGGTTTCATGTTGGTCAAACGTAATGTGTTTGCTAAGATGGAAGAAAAATATCCAATGATTCGTTATCGTCCTGACCATGTTGGCCAAGCCAACTTTGATGGTTCACGTTACATTCATGCCTTCTTTGATACTGTTATCGACACCGCTGATTCTATCACTGGTGGTGGTTCAGACCGTTACTTGTCAGAAGATTACATGTTCTGTCAAATGTGGCGTAAAATGGGTGGCCAAATCTGGTTGTGTCCATGGATGAAGACTGACCACATCGGTACATTCCACTTCAAGGGTGATATGCCTGCCGTAGCCAACTTTGTTGGAGAAATGTAATGATTGTAGGTCTACTTGGATTCATTGGTTCTGGTAAAGGTACCGCTGGTGACATTCTGAAAGACCTTGGTTTCACACCTGTTAGTTTTGCTAAAGGTGTGAAAGATACCGCAGCAGAAATGTTTGGTTGGCCTCGTCACTTACTGGAAGGCGATACACAAGTCTCCCGTGAATGGCGAGAACAACCAGATGAGTTTTGGTCTAAGTCTTTTGGTCGTGAATTTACTCCTAGATTGGCATTACAGTTGATGGGTACAGAAGTTGGTCGTGATGTATTTCACCAAGATTTTTGGGTGATTCGTTTGAAGAAATTCATGCAAGATAATCCATACCAAAATTATGTTATTACCGATGTTCGTTTTCAAAATGAAATTGAATTTGTACACTCAATGCAAGGTATTACAATTGAAATTGAACGTGGTGTAAGACCACATTGGTATTCTATCGCAGCTTCCGCAAACCATGGTGGTCACAAAGAAGAACAATATATGTTGAATGAATCAGGCATACATGAATCTGAATGGCGTTGGATTGGTGGTTCTATTGACCATACTATTCAAAATTCAGGTACTATGGAAGACTTAAAAGAAAACTTGATTAGAAGTCTTGCATCTTCCTATGGATCAAGTATAATCAGTGAATTGAAATAAGGAGTATATTATGAAATTGTCTAACGAGACACTAAACGTTTTGAAGAACTTTGCAGGGATTAACTCTGGATTGGAATTCAAAAAAGGCAACACTATCAAAACCATTTCCTCTACAAAGACTGTATTGGCTGTGGCGACTTTGAAAGACGCCTTCCCACAAGACTTCTGTATCTATGACTTGAACCAGTTCTTGTCTGTACATTCTTTGGGTAAAGAAACTGAACTGGACTTTGAAACACAAAATGTCATCTTCAAAAATGGCCGTTCAAAGACCAAGTATCGTATGACTGCAAAGAACATGATTGTCTCTGCACCAGATAAAGACTTGAAGTTGCCTTCTGTTGATGGTTCATTCACATTGACACAAGAAGACTTGGCTCAAGTTTTGAAGAACGCAGCTGTGTTGGGTGCTCCTAACATTGCGTTTGAGTCTGATGGTGAAAGTATCTCCGTCACAGTGTTCAATCCTAAAGATGATGCCGCTCACACTAACACCACAGAAATTGGTGCTAATGATAATGGTAACAAATTCAAGGCAGTTTTCCTGACTGAAAACTTCAAGATGATTCCTGATTCTTATGATATTCGAATCTCTAAGGCAGGTCTTGCATCATTCAAAAACAAAGCTGGCGATTTGCATTACTTCATTGCAATTGAAGCCAAAGAATCAACCTTCGGAGAATAATATGTTACTACAATTTAATGACAGCATTTCAAATAGTCCTGTGGCAATCAACCCTTTAAAAGTTATTGCTGTGTTCGTTGCACCTTCAACTTCAGAAGTTGATCCAAGAGTTGCAGGTAAAACCATCATCACTATTCCATCAGGTACAGTCGTTGTTGAAGAATCTTATGACGTTGCAGTTGGTTTGATTAATGGAGAAATCAAATGACCAAAGTAACCACCTTGTTCGGTGATTTTGATGATACATCTTTGAAGAAACTCAAAGGTTATGTTGATGAAGTTGTATTGCACATGAACCGTAATGATTCAAACAACCAAGCAATCAAAGACATTGTTGATGCAGCAACCGATGAGTTGAAGATTCCTAAGAAGATTATCAAACGTATGGCAAAAGTTCAACACAAGAACTCATTCCAAACAGAAGTTGCGGAATACAAAGAGTTCGAAGCCTTGTTTGAAAGCATGAACGAGGTCAAGTAATGGACCCAACTAGCAGAAGAAGTTTTGCAAAGACATTAGGCCTTTTAGGCCTTTTGTCGGTAGGTGCCAAGGCATATGCCGAGGTCAAGGAACGCATTGTCTACAAAGAAGATGAGTTACCCACCAAAGAGTTGGAAAAACAACTCGAAGGTAAACCTGTGTTGCAATTGATGGCAACATACGGTACACCAAAACCTGTACAATCTTGGAGTCAATACAATATTGTTGGTTTCGGTGAAGAATATGTAGAAGGTACCAGAAAGGATGTAAAGGTCAATATTGTACCTGGTCCTGACGGTAAACTTTACGTCAAAGAGAATGACATTTGGCGTAAAGTCTAAAAAAAGTAACCTATATATTATCGAGTACTAATTGGTGAACCCAACATAGACTTGAATTTTTTAAACTAAGAGCTGAACGCTCAGAAGGAGAAAATATGTTAGACCTACTAACAGAAGAAACTGTTGATACACAAAAATCAACAATCATTTATAATGATTCGAGTAAATTGGAACACGAACTGTTCTCAGATTTAGTCAACAATGAATATCTTTTTAATTATTATTATTCAAATAAGAAAATTGATATTACCGAAACCTGGCCTGATGACAGTGATTATAGTTTCTATCCACACAT